CCCTGACGTAATGCAGACCAGAATTGATGAGTATTTCGCTAAGTGCCGGGAGGGCCGGGAAGTCACAATTATACGCAAGCAGAGAGCCGTAACGGTCAAGCAGCGTATGCCTGCAAGTATCGCGGGGCTCGCGCTTTACCTGGGATTCGAGTCAAGGCAGAGCCTACACGACTATGCAAAGCGCAATCATCATGCAGACAGAGACACAAAAGCCGCGTTTGCGTACATCATCCGGCGTGCGAGCCTGATGGCGGAGTCGGACCTGATCGAGGGCGCGGCTGCTGGCCTATTCGAGTCAAAAATCACGGGCTTGGTGCTCGCCACATCTCATAAGTACGCGAATAAACAGGAGTTAGTCGTCAAGCCCGAGACCGACGGCATGTCCGATGGAGAGCTGGATAAACGCATTGAGGCCAAGCTCGGGGCGATGGGTCTGGAGGGTGCTGGAGCCAAGCTAATAGAGCACGGGGGCAACAGTGCAGATGGCGAAGATCCCCAATGATATCACCACAGTAACGTAATAGTTTACATAATGGATCTTATCAGACCTTGCAATGATATCAATGAGTTACAAGCGGTGATTGGCAGGGGGCCATGACTGACAGGCAGGTGAGACACTTTTATCATGGGAATAAATAAAAAAGCATTCTTTTATATAGAGGGGGGGAGGGGGGAAACCGACCCCGGCCGTCATGTACATAGGCACCCCATCAGGGATAGCGGAGCATTTCAATGGCCCTTTACGGCTACAACATAGCTAAAACCACCACAATGTGGTACATCTTAGGAAAACGGCTGATTTTTCAAGTCCCTGAAATCATGGGGCCGAATCAACCTCTCACACGGGCGGGAGACTTTCAAGGCGGACGGCAAAATATGAGGACTGCGTTGGTAATAGCATTATTTCTAATCCTCTCCGGCTGTGCGGGTTTTACGGATTCCAGAGCTACCGTGGCCCTACCCGATGGGGACGCTTATGTACTCACATCAAGTTCATCAGAAACATTGGTAACTTTTAAAAAGAGTGCCGGCGGCGATATCGAGATAGTTATGGACAACCAGCCCAGACCGGGGCTGATCGAAAAGATATTAACAATGATGTTCTTGAAAACCGATGTTAATGTTGGGGTTAAATAGTCGGGACCAAGGGGATGGCGGATTTTATGCGAGTAACGATATGGATTCCGGATGCCGATATGGATGGTTTGAAGGAGGCTGCTTACCAGAGCAGAAAGTCGGTAAGTGGTTATTTGGTTGGTTTGCATATAGACTCCCTGGGGGGCGATTTCGTTTTTGGCGTTCATACACCCAAGAATGCTTCTGCAGGGAAACTGGCGGCTGATTATTTCAATCCGATGCCGAAGGGGGGTAATCGGTAATGAAAAGTGCGAAAATGCAAAATCTTTTAGACAAGATGGCCGACCGCATTTCAGCTTACTATGCCTGGCACGGCAGGGACCCCGCTCGGATAATTATAACCAAGCGGATGTCTGATTTTTTGCGCGCTTATTACAGCACCCCTGCTGGTTTCATTATTGAGTTTAGTGGTATTCCCGTAGTGGTAAAGGCGAAAGCACTATGAGTCGCGCTGACCAAGAAGAACTCTACAAGCTCTTAATTGAGAAAGAGCGCCGGGTGAAAACTCGCAAGCTGTACGCGATGTATCCCGAGACGGGCTCCCTTCGCAGAGAGCTGTACGTTCCTCATATGAAATTTTTCGCCGCTGGCGCTACGTGTACTGAGCGGTCGCTGATGGCCGCGCACCGGATCGGCAAGACATGGGGGTCTGGTGGGTACGAACTGGTCCTACACGCTACGGGTAGGTATCCTGAGTGGTGGGTTGGGAAGCGGTTTAAAAAACCTATTCGTGCCTGGGCTTGTGGAGACACGAATCAGACTACCAAAGATATTTTACAGGCGAAGCTGTTGGGACCCCTTGACGACCCTGGAACGGGATTAATTCCTTTCGACTGTCTTTCGAGAAAGGGGACCCATAAAGACGGGTTCAAAAGAAAATCCTCGAACGTTCCCGATGTTGTGGAGACTATTTTTGTCGATCATATTTCCGGGGGTGTCTCTGAGATTGGTATGCGGAGTTACGAACAGGGGGTTAAGGCTTTTTACGGCACCGAGCAGGACGTTATTCTGCTCGATGAGGAACCCGGGCTTGATATTTACACACAATGTTTAATCCGCACCATGACCGTTGATGGGCATATTCTTTTTACATTCACTCCCTTACAGGGCATGAGTGAGGTTGTGCGGTCCTACATGATTGGCAGTGAACTTGTAAAGGGCCAAAAGAGTGCCAAGAAATTAGTCACCGCCACATGGGAGGACGCCCCCCATTTAACGAGAGAACAGAAAGATCGTTTATGGGGGTCTATCCCTGTCAGATTGAGGGATGCCATGACAAAGGGCATTCCGTCTCTTGGAGAAGGTGCTATTTACCCGATAGACGAAGAATCTCTACTTGTTGACGATTTTAAAATCCCTGATTTCTGGCCGAAGGTTTATGGTCTGGATATGGGTTGGAACAACACCGCTTCGCTATGGGCCGCTCACGATAGGGAGAACGATATCGTTTATCTTAACTCTGAGTATAAACAGGGCCAGTCCGAACCACCGGTTCACGCCCACGCGATTAAATCCCGTGGAGACTGGATACCAGGGGTAAGCGACCCCTCAAAGGGCACAAGCCAAAGGGACGGTGAGAAGCTTCTTGACGAATACCAGGCGCTTCTTGGCAATCTTCAGCCTGCCGACAACGCTGTTGAGGCCGGGATTCATAAAGTCTGGATGCGAATGAGTACCGGGCGGCTGAAGGTTTTTCGATCTTTGGTACAATGGCTTGCGGAATTTAGAGTTTACCAGAGAGGGAAAGACGGCAAGCCGGTTAAAGAAAACGATCATTTAATGGACTGCATGAAATACATTATGAGTTCCGGTCTTGACGTAGCCCAGGTAATGCCGGTCAGATTGTTCGGTCGGAGAAACAATATGCCAGAGAATCCTTATAGCCCACTGACTTTCGGGTTGAAAGAGAATAAATACAACCCCTTAAACTACGGAATATAATATGTCATTTTTAAGTGATTTGGTTGGTGGTGCCGCAGAATCAGTTGTCAAGGCCTTTGACCCTCTCGGATGGTTGGGGGATGCTGTAGAATCAGTAGGAAAGCTTTTTCAACCGCAACTTCCCGACCTCCTCCCGCCTGCTGCGCCTGCCCCCACAGGGGTTGACGGCTCTGCTGCACGGGCGGCTGCTGCGGAAGCCTCAGCACTGAGAAAACGAAAGGGTGTTCAGAGTACGCTCTTGACTGGGCCCGCGGGAGTTACGAACCCGGCCACGACCTTAAAGACTATTTTGGGATAATTTATGGCTGATTTCCAAACAGACGAAGAAAAAGCCAAGTTCCTGATGAAGATGCTGGAAATTCATAAGCAAATCCGTCTTCCGTATGAGGAAATGGTAGATGAGATTATCCGGTTTGTGAATCATTCCCGGCGCCAGATAACGGTGAGCCCCTACCAGAAGGGCAAGAATACCGGCGTTGACGTATACGACGGTACGGCCTTGGCAGCGGCTAATTTAGCGTCTGATGGTATTCACGGGTATATGTGTTCGTCTAATATCCACTGGTTTGACTTTACCCTCCCGGGAAGAATGAATTTCCCCAGAACTTCTGGAATGAGACAGTGGACCGGGAAAAGAATGGACGAATACCCGGAGGTTAAAATCTGGCTGGATGAGTGCGAGGAAGTTCAGTACGCTGCATATTTACGGTCGAACTTTTACGAATGGCACCCGGGGTTCGTAAAAGAAGGAATTACGATTGGCACCCCCACGGCATTAATCGAGGAAGACCTTGAGCACGGTAGGATTGTATTTACAATGCCGCATTTTAGAGAGTGTTATGTGGCTGAAAATCATTTCGGCATAGTAGACACTTTATACCGTAATTATAAGATTTCACTTAAAAACCTTGTGGGGAAGTTCGGGGCAGAGAAGGTTTTCTCCCTGAACCACGATTTTAAAAACCAGTACAAGCGAGATCCGTATGTAGAAAAAGACTGTCTAATCCGGCCAAGGTAGATTCTAAAAATAAACCCGTAGCGTCAATCTATATGCTCATGGATGGGCGAAATAGTAAGATTCTTGGCGAAAGCGGGTATGACGAAATTCCAACCGTGACCTGGAGATGGCGCAAAAATAACGATGAGATTTACGGCCGTACTCCGGCATGGGATGCTTACGTGGATATCGCAAAGGCGAACCAGATGGGGAAAACAAACCTGATTGCCTCTCACAAGATGGTTGAACCCCCAATGGTGGGACCGGAGGATCTGCGCGGCAAGGTGAATAACGCCCCGAACGGGTGGACATGGATAAAGGGACAGGTGACAAAAGACAAATTACCTTTACCCTTAAACACCAATATCCAACTACCGTTCACGGTAGACATGCAGGAACGAGCCGACAAATCAATCAAAGAGCATTTTCATGTTGACTTTTTCCTAATGCTATACCAGGCGGCGTTTAACAAGGTGGACCTGACTGCAACCCAGGTTATAGGAATGCAAGGGGAGCAGGCGGCTGTTTTGGGCACGAGGATAGGCAGGCACCAGAGCGAGGCCCTTAATCCGATCATGGACAGGGTGTGGAACATTGAGGTTAAGGCTGGGAGAATGCCGGAACCGCCTCAGATCTTACAGGACTCCGGTGGTGTCCCGATAGAGACTGATTATGTCGGGCCGTTATCTCAGGCTCAAAAACGACTTTTTAAAACCCAGAGTATCCGGGGTGGGCTTGAACTGGCCGGACAAATCGCTCAAGTTTTCCCGGCATCCGTTGATGTGGTTGACGGCGATGCGACAATGAAGGAAGCTCTTGAATCGGTTAATTTCCCCTCATCTACAATGAGAAGCCCGGAAGAAATCAAGCAAATCAGGGACATTAGGGCGCAAGAGGAAAAGGCAGCTAAAGACCTTGAAGCGATTGAGGGTTTATCTAAGGCCGCGCAGAAAATGAGCAAAACAACCGAGGAAGGCAGTCCGCTTGATGCCTTAGGCGGGGGCGAATGAAAAAGGAGATCCTTGACCTGCGGGGTAAATACCGCGCCATGTTTCTCCGGTCAACCCTCGGAAAAGATGTTCTCGGGGACATTCTGAAAGAGTGTCATTTCGGCTGCACCCTGGACCCCGATAATAAGGTTCAGGTATCCGAGTACAACGTAGGAATAATGATACTGAATAAACTGGGGATATTCTCAGATGGTACGGAATTTGACGTAATGAATGCTTTGGCGAGTGTTTCGCCCAAAGAATAAATATGGAGGCTCAAATGAAAAAACTTTTTACGACATTAATAGCCGCTTTGATGCTGGTGGTGTTTACCTACCCGGCAGTCGCGGAGGAAGATTTTCCACCCCCCCGGCACAATAGTGGTGTGATTGGCGACGCCCAGACCGACGCTGCATGGAGGCTCGGTATCTTTGAGGGCCTTATAATGAACGGCATTGAGTATGCCTGGCCTGCGGCTGACGGCACAGCAACGTATCGACTCCAGACGGACGGGGCCGGCACTCTGTCATGGGCGGCTTCTGGTGCGGCAACCAAATGGAACGCGGTTGGCGATCCTGACGGAGCCAACGCCATTGACATGACCACCCAGGTTAGTGTTTTCGATTGGGGTGGGACAGCGGATATGATGACGCACGAATTTACCGGGGATTTCGGGGATGTTACCGGCCTTTTGCTTGAGCAGAAAACCGGGAACCCGACCAACGGCACCGTGCTTGAAATCAAGATAGCCGACACCGACCCCGACTTTCTGAGTTTCGTTACTGGCGGGGTTGAGAAGGTAAACATTGCGGATAATGGAGACATAACTCTTTCTGCTGGTGATGTTTCAGCAGTTGACTTAACCGCAAGCGGGGATCTGTCAGTCGGCGGAACGTGGTCTGTTGATTCTATCGCTGCGGCCACAGCTACCCAGAAACTTACCCTTGACGGCGATACGACCGGCGGGGTGGACATCGGTGTAACTTCGACCGGTGACATCACCCTGGGTGACGATGTTGTCGTAGCAGATACCTACGATATGGCCATCGGGGAGGGAACCCTGACCATTGATAACGACCAGGTAGATGAGTGGGGTCTTGTAATCACAGCGGACGCGACCACTACCGCAGGGGCTATTTCTGTTAATTCCAATGTTACCACGGCAGCGGCGGGCATGGCGGCTGTATCTATTACGGCTGACGGTGTTACTACCGGGGACGTTCTGCTCTTAGATTCACTTGCCGCAGGTATGACTACCGGAAACTTCATTAATGCTTTTAACGGCGCAAACACCGTTTTCGAGGTTGGCCTTTACGGGGCCACCACGATTGTCGGTAACGCCGCAACTGACGTTCTAACGGTAACTGATGGTGATGTTCAGATAACTTCCGGTGACATCGACCTGGATTCTGGGTTTATGGCGATCAATACCGCTGCCGACCAAACGACTTCGGTTACTCGCGCACAAGCTACTGTAACGGGACCCGTTTTCTCTATTGTAGAGGATACCGATGTTGGTGCCGGGGATAATGAAGCTGCGCTATTTATCGACACCGATACTACCGACGCTGGTTCATACGGTATTTTAATCGACAGCGAGGGGGCAACCGGTCTTCATTTTGTTGATTTGATCGCTGCCGGTGACGGTATTACTTTTGCAACTGCTGCTTCTTTTACCGGTCAGTTAATTGCAGTTGATGACACCCTTGTTGGAACGAACGGTGAGGGCATCGTTGACATTAAGACCACTGGCAACATGGCCACCGGGTCTACGCTGGTCAGGCTGGATGCTGACACCGGAACTCTTGCTGGTGCCACTGACGGCTTCCTGCTGTCCCTTGATGACGACTCTGTTGGCGTGGCTACAAGTTACGCCATGAAGATCGACTCCGCTTCAAATGAGGCGCTGCACGTTGCAACTGGAGTGTCACTGTTTGACGAAACCGCCACGTTTACAGCCGGGATTGCCAGCACAGGGGCTACCGCGCTTGGCGCCGCTGCTACCGATAGCATTACCGCGTTGGCTTCGTTTCAGGGTGCCGGCCCGATTATTCTGGACGGCGCCACCGATAATGCTTTTGATATCACCGTGACAGTGACCGACCCGACAACCGACAAAAACTTTAACCTTCCTGATTCAAACGTAAACATGGAAGCAATGGCCTCAATCGGTGTTGGCCTTACGACCTACACTGAAAGTGCTGTTGCCACGGAAGTTATTGCCGAGGCTACGGTTGCTGTAGCTGCTGGTCACGCCGCCGCCGGTCAGGTTTACACCTGGGAGATAGCCGGTGAAAAAACAGGGGCTAACAACACCTACGGAATAATTCTTGTTCTGGATGGAACCACAGCCCTAACCTTGACCGCGAGTGACGCCGCCGCCGCAACATTTACGGCACGGATTACCTGCATAATGGTGGATTCTGGAAACTCATTAGTTTACGGCGAGTTGCTTGAAAATGGCAAAGTGACGGTTCAGGGCAGGGCATCGGTAGTTGATGATCTGTCAGGTGCAGTCAACATAGGTTTGTCAATGACGCTTGCAGATGCCGGCGATGAAATCAAAACCTACAATACGTTAGTTACCTATAACGAGTAATCTAATCGGGGGCTCCGGCCCCCACAACAAGGAGAATTTTAAAATGGCAGAACCAGATGGGATTCCTGGAGGGGAAGAACCTGGCGGCGACGTTACTGGATTTCAGGCACAGTTTAGAGATGACCTGAAAAGCAACGAGGCTTTTACCGGGTTTAAGACAATTTCAGAATTTGGCGACGCGCACTTGGCGTCCCTGGGTAAAGTTACGGAGCTTGAGGGCAAACTGGAAAACTCTTTCCAGAAACTACCTGAGAACGCAACACCTGAACAGAAGCAGGCTTACCATGAGGCTCTAGGCAAACCGGAGAAACCGGAGGGGTACGATTTCCCAAAGGGTGAAGGGGTCGAACACGATGAAAAAATGACCGATTGGGCCAGAGGGGTTTTTGACAAGGCCAACCTGTCTAAAGAACAGGGTGCGGTCGTTTCTCAAGAGTGGGACACCTTTCTTCAAGAGCTGGTTAAATCACACGATGAAGGAATCGAAAACCAGCTTAAAGAAGTCGATACAAAGCTCAGAGAGGATTGGAAAACCAAGGAAGAATACGACAAAAACATGGAACTATCAGCACGGGCCTTCAAGAAGTTTTCCGGTCAGGATTTAAAAGAGTTCAAAGCACATCCGGTTTTAATAAAAGCATTTTACGAAATCGGGAAAGCAATGGGCGAAGATTTTAGCCTCCCTGGAGAACTCAACAAAGGAGCCCCGGCTAAACCCGGCATGGTTTACGATATGCCGGATTTTAAATAGGAGGTAGAAAATGGCTGTACATGCAATAGGAGGAGTTTATACCCTTCTTGATCTTTTACGAGCAATGGATCCCGGGAACGGGCAACTGCTTTACGTTGCTGAGACGCTGGCGCGAAGAAACCCGATTGTGCGGGAAGTGCCAATCATTGAAGCAAATCAGGCACTTACCCATATTGGAAGTCGCCAGAACTCACTGCCGACCGTTCAGAAAAGGGCGATCAACGACGGTGTGACGAAATCGGCCCACAAGGAAATCCCTGTTACCGCACCCATGTCTCTTTTTGAGTGCATGAGTCAGGTCGATGAGGAAATCCTGAGACTTGCCGGCGGGAACGCCGCTGGTCTGAGGCAGAGAAAAGACGCGGCCTTTGTCGAGGCAATGGCCCAGAGTGTTGCCGACGAAATCTTTTTCGGCAGCGTTGCCGATGATGTACTCGGTTTTAACGGCCTGACCACGATGTTCAATAGCACCACCGTATATCCCAATGACGATGCGACATGGTTTTACAATGTTCTGTCAGCGGGTGGCGCCGGCGGGTGTACTTCCGTCTGGATCGTTGAATGGGGACCGGAAAAAGCGCATTTGATTTATCCGAAGAACACCCAGGGCGGGATTGAGATCACCGACCTTGGCAAACAGTTGGTTTCCGGCACTACCGCTGGTGAGTTTGTGGCCTATGTGACGCAGTTTAAATGGCGGTGCGGGCTGTACGTTCAGGACGAACGCTGTGTTCAGAGGCTCGCGAACATCGAGCGAACCGGTGCGGCGAACCTGTGGAATGACGACGATATGATAGACCTGTTGAACCGTCTTCCCGAAATGGGTGAAAGTCCGAATACTCGGATTTACTGCAACCGGGCAATCAGGACCCAGATGGACATTCGTCTGAAGGATAAGAATAACGTCAATTACACCGCCACGGCAGATCCTTTCGGAATCCCCGTAATGAGATTCAGGGGCGTTCCTGTCCAGGTGTGTGATGCACTCAACACCGCAGAGAGCGATGTGGCGTAAACAATAGCTTTTAGGAGGTATTTGTTATGGGTTACAGAGATATACATTTAAAACTGAGTAAAAACCAAGCGGTTGGTGCAGATGCGAACAGCACTGACCACATCAATACCGAACTGGACATTCCCGGTTGGGAAAAAGGGATGCCCGCTGCGGTCATTGTAAACTGTGAAGTCGCTCCCGCTGGAACTACCGGAATTGAGTTTATCATTTGCCACAAGGTCACTGAACCGACCGTCAATGACGCGAACCTTGTTACAGTGGAAGTTCCGACCGCTCAGATTGTGGCCGGTTGGGAATTGACCATTCCGCTGCCGCCCGGGATTCCGCTGCTGAAAATGGTCAGGCTGTATTACGGCTTGATCAACGGCGATGAAACCAACGGTACCTTTTCGGCATACTTCACGCCGATGTTGCCGCCGATGTAAACCATTGAACCGCGTCCCGGGAAACCGGGGCGCACCCCAATATGGAGGATGCAATGGAAGGTCGACCCGAAGAAGAAGGGGTTGAAGAAACTCCAGAGGAAACGGTTGAGGAAGCCCCCCGTTTTGCCTGCACAAAGTGTGATTACGTGGCTAATTCTGCAAGGAGCTTAAAGTCTCATATCACGAAAAAGCACACGCGGAAGAAAAAACCGAAACGCGCTCCCAGGCGAACCAATCCGCCCGACAAGAGAGCCCTTGAAGCGATGGCAAAGGAAAAACCGAAACCCATCACCGGAAATTACGTCTGCGTTGAGAAATGCTACGTGTGGCCGAGGATGTACAAGGTTGGCCAGCCGGCCGTTTTTTCAGAGGACCACCAGGCCCCGCAGAAAGACGGCAAGGTGATTTGTTTTGAAAAAGCCGTCCCCGGCATTAACTACGAACGGCCTTCGCTTGTAACGGTAAAGGGTGTTGGGTAACACTTTTTGAGGTGGCAAAATGTATGATCAACCTATGTCCGATTCGGATTGGGAAGCGGATAGTGATGCCAGAACCCTGTCTGAAGCCGAGATAATCAAGAACGATGCAAGCAGGATGCTCAAGGCACAATCAGCCGCGAAGAAAATTGCCGACCGCAAAGCAGAGGAAAACATGGCCATGCGCACCATCGCTGCCGGGAAAATAGCCTATCCGAACTCTCCTGGCATGGGAGGTTAAATTATGGCGTACTCACAGGTTGGCATTATTAATTTAGGGTATAGCCGTATAGGAGTGGCGCGGATTTCTTCGCTTACCGAAGACACTGCACAACGAATAGCCGCGACCGCCATATGGGACTACATTAGAGATTTGGTGCTTGAAGCCTCGGATTGGCGCTTTGCGAAAACAAGGGCTATTCTTGCTCAATTAGAGGAAACCCCTGTTTACGGCTATGATTATGCCTATGCTCTACCGGCAGACTTTCTTAAATTGTGTCTGCAGAAAGAAAGCGACCCTGTAATTTATCCATCCGGGGCGTATTCGTCTGCATGGACGGCAGAGGGTGTAACTATCCGGGCAAGGCAGTTCGGGTATATCATCGAGGCTCTTGAAGACGGTACATTGTGTCTTTTTACCGATTACGACGACAGCGGCGGCGATGAGCTTTTCATAACCTACATTCGGAAAGAAACTGACCCGGCGAAATATACCGCTCATTTTATTTCGACATTTGCTTATCGTTTAGCTGCGGAACTGTCTCTCACTAGAACTGAAAGCAGTAAGAAATTCGCTGACATGATGACTATGTATGAAGCGGAATTAATCAAGGCGGAAGGACTGAATCGCCACGGTGATTATCTCAAGGACGAAACCGGTTCTGATAGCTGGGAGAACGCCGGAAGATGACAAGCGGGAAATTAAGAAAAGACTTGCGGAGAATAAGCGCATCCGAGTGGACTGACGGCGTTGAGACCTTCTATATGGGGTTTCTTGATGGCGGTGGGAATCTGACCATTCCGGGGTTGACTGCAGACCGATTTGTTTTAACTGACGCGAATAAAAAACTTATCAGCGCTGCAGACTGGTTTGACCAGGCGGTTAAGGTCGCGTCAAATGTTCAACACGCCCGGCTGGGGATAGGCGTTGCGCCGACTACGGCCCTGTTGCAGTTAAAGGCGGGTACAGCGGTGGCAGGTACGGCCCCGTTAAAGTTTACACCAGGGGTACACCTTGCAGTCCCCGAAGCAGGCGTGCTTAATTACGTTGATGGCCGATTGTGCATTACTAACATATCGACCTGCAAGGCCCTTGACCGAATAAGTGACGTGCTTTTAGAAACTGTTACAGCCGAAAATACAGCCCTTGGAGTTGAGACAGTTATCTGGACAGGCGCTATGGCTGCCGATAGCTTGGTTGCCGGAAACGTACTTAA